GGACTCATCCTTTCCAGCGGTTGAATTAGATTCCGAACCCTTAACGTCAGTCTTTCCTGTGGCAGCAGTACTAGACTCTTTACCAGCAACACTGGAAGCTTCTGTTCCTTTGCTGTCGCCTGTTTTAGTATTCGCAGCAGCAGCGGCTGAAGTAGCATCTGCTTGCTGGCGTGTAGCAGCGTCGGCTGCTCCTTCTGTCTTAGATTTGGCACCTAATCGTGAGATTAGATCATCGGTCTTATGCATTTTAAAATCCTCCTACCTAGCTCTTCTAGTTGAGAGGGCTAGATTTTAATAATTAAATTATTTAGTTTTTAGTATTTATATCCACCATCAAGTACATCTCCGCCAGGTCTTAGAACATTGCCTAAGCCTTCACGTTTCATACGTTGATAGTAGGGGTTATTTGTATTATCTGTAGTCTCGACCACAGGTTTTAGATTAATTTCATAGATCAGCCCTGGATCAAAAGCTGTTACAATGGGCCGTTCCAATTCAAATGGTACGGATTCTTTAATAGCAATCTTCCATTTATCTTTTAGTTGTTTGTAAACTTCTAACGCTTGGTCAAAGTTGTCACTTTCTAAAACTGATAAATGAGCTTGATCTCTACGAAGAATATTAACCACATAGGTTTGCTTTGGTTCTTTATTCATTTTTCTCCTCGTTTCTTACTTTACCGTTGATCGCCATTTTTACCAGGCTGTTTACCGCTATCCATAGCGTGCTTGGCTTTATTGTCAATCTTAGGTTTTGCTACTCCTGAGTCTTTCTTCTTATCTTTAGCATTAGGTTCAACACCCGCTGCAATAAGAATCTTACCAGTTTTAGCTTGTAATTCAGCTTCAAATAAGGCTTGTTCTTCCTTATCTTCTCTGAACTGGTCAATCAACTTATCAATATCTCCCTCAGTTAAATGAGGATAAAGTTTCTTAATAAGATGTCTGTCGCCACTTTCAATCAATTTATTTTCCATTGCCAAAACTTCCATATTGGTTTTTGGATCAGTTGGAAAACTAGGTTGTTTGTAAGTAACTTCAAGCATACAATCTTCTGAAAACTTAGTGTCTCCAGTTTTAGAATTGTGTGCATTCCAAAGCTTTTTTATTACTTGAAAGAGTTGTTGTTCTCTTTCTTTGAAGAGTTTACCCCTTCTAATGTTTTCTTCTAATACGCCTACTTTTTCCATCAAAAGAGCGAAACCAGAAGACGGCAAAGACTGTTCATATTTAGGTCTTAGGCCATGATTGATTCTGACCATATCAGTAATAGAATGAATTACTTTAATTAGGCCAGTGATGTCTGCAGAGGGGTGAGCGAATTTAAAGTCGCCTTTTTCTCCAACAGCGATAGCAGTATCTGGACCGATTGAAAATCCTAATGCGTTAGCATCAGCATTGCCGTCTCGGAAAATACCCATCCCACCATCGAAAGTTCTGAATTGACCGCCAGCGCCAAAACCACTAACTCCACTGATTCCTCCGAAACGAGACTGAGCAGTTCCACCTTTTAATTGGTTGAAGTCGTCTACAGGTCGGCCTTGTCTAAATGAAGTAGGTCTTTCAACTCCAGATACAACTGGAATACCGAAAGACTGGAATTTAGCAATGTGGTTTAGATCCGTGATTCTCATATTAGTTGCATGGTTAGCATAAATAAGAGGCTCATTAATAGGTAAAAAATAATAATGAGCTGGATCTTGATTGAAAAAAGGAACAGCAGGAATTACACCGTAAGGGTTTTTCGTCTGATACTCTTTTCCATCTTTATCTAAAATTTGATGCGAAGTTGGACTCCAATAGATTCTATCTACTGAGCCTAACTGTGAAGGGCTACCTACTTTAGTTCTTTTAGCATCTACATCGGCGAGTCCTAATGTTGAAGGACTAGGGGTTGTTCTTGCAATCCCACCGCCAGCGCCAAGTCCCATGACTCCAGTTCCGAAGCCGTCGAACTTAGTACCAAATCCAATGAGAAGTTCAGTAATGTAATAAGGAGAAGCGCCATGACGTACATCATAGACTCCACCATGAAGCATATCTAGTTGAACAATACCGCCCTCGTTCTTTTTAACGAGCATTCCAGTATCAGGATCAACAAAGCTAACCTTAACTAATACAGTACCTAATAGTCTGCACCAACGATCAAGTTTATCCATGAACATATGATAACGAGAATCTCTCATTACCTCTTCCCATAGCTTTTGATCTTTTTTGGAAACCTTACCGTTCTTATCTAATACTTGATAAATAGGCTCTTCCCTATAAAGTACTGAGATTTCGTCTATGATTTCTTTAGTTAAGTTAAGTGGTAAAATTTGTTGCTTTTCAGGATTTCTGAATTGGCGAACTAAATCTAACCAGATAAATTCATCTTGTCTACCTTCGTAAAAAGCTAATGCAACTTCAGTAATCCATTGGCGATAATATACGTCTTCGTATAAATATACTCCAATTGAACTGAGTCCACCAAGCCTACTCGAAGGGTGGTTTGATATGCCTAAATTAAATGACATTTCTTCTTCCTCTCTAGGAATAAGGCTGGCAATCTCTACTGCCAAGCTTCATTATTGTAGAATAGAACTAATTAATAGCGATCTTCGCCGACTTTAGGAAGCGGCATTGATTCGCCTTCATTTACACCTTTAACACCTTCAGGAGCATCTTTTTGAGGGAGAGCTTTTTTCTTGTGATCAAGTTTCATTGATTGCTCACCATTCTTAGGATACTGATATTGCGCTTGGGGTTCTTTGTGCTGCATTGAAGGTTTTGTCTTTGGGGCAGCCTTTACGTCGCCGAGTTCCTTAGAAGGAGGACGGGGACACTTTGCACCTTTGCTAGGAAGCTTAGGTTCATTTGACATACTTTTCTTAGCCATGTGTTATTCCTTTTTATTTTGCTTTTTTGTTTGCAACTAAACTATGAGCATACTCTTTGGCATCAATTGCACGCTTTTCTTTTCCAAGAAATGGCCTGTTGCTGCCTCGTTGAGCTTTTGCTCCTTCTAAAATATTTCCAAGAGACTGAGCAAATTCAAGACCCATTCCTGAGTTACCTTGCTTTGGTACAGCCTTTTCGCCTTGTTCCTTATTAGAAGCTTTTTTTGCTTTCAATTTAGGATTCATTAATTTAATCCTCTTTCTTTAAGCCAATTATTCGCAAATTCATTGACTTTATTAAATCTGTCCAAATAAGTCATACTAGAATACTTCGGATTGCTGTCCGCTCCCATGAACTCTGCATAAATAGCAGCATATAGGGCGTTGCATATCTGAGTGCTCTTTGCCTTTGGACCGAGTTCGTCTATATCTATGTAGAACTTGTGATTTTTTCTATAAACGATTTGCTTCATAATTACCTAGATGCTACAACTACTCTGCCAGAGCCGCTAGCCCAAGTTACTTTTACAGACTTGACTAAATGAGTAGCATAACTACCCAAAGCGTTTGATGCAGGGATTGCCGTAGAATCTTTGTAATTGATGCCGTCTAAAGAAAACTCAACAGTTCCAGTTAAAGTGCCTGTGCCCTGAAAACTCACTTTCGAGCCTACGCAATTTAACTCAATAACTTCATTACCAGCAGCACTTAGAGTAGCAGTCGATTGAATATCGCTTACTACTAAAGGGGCTAGTGTTTTTCGTGCTTTCTTTTTTTCAATAGCCATTTTATAATCCTCTATTTCCTTTAGAAATATTATCTAATTTCCATAATGGCTGTAAATTAGTATAATGACAAACTTCTAAAAGTTCTGATCTTATCTGTAAATTAAATTTAGACAAAGGCTTTATATGATCTATATGCCATTGACCATAATTTTCCCAAGACATCCCAGGTTGAAATTTAGATTCTAAATAATATTTTAAAAATTCTATAGAACAACCCAAATCTTGCACGGCAGATCCAGACTTATAATTATTTTTTAAAGCTTTGTTCAATCTACTTCTTAAATTTTGTTTTAATTTAAAATTTATATCTAAAGATCTTTTTGTATTGTAATATTTATTTACTTTATCTTTGTTATTTTTATAATAATCTTTGGAATATTTTAATTTTTGCAATTTATTTAAATCATAACTATATTTATCAAGTAATCTTTTATGATTTTTATATTCTTCATTAGTATAATAGATTTTTCTACAAATTTTACAATATTTTTGTTTACCGTCTTTGCTAATTTTTAAATTATGAAATTCTTTTAAATTTTTATAACTTTCACATTTTATACATAATTTCATTTAAAAAGCACCATTTAAAACAGTAAAGTGTTCATTCGTATTATGAAAAAGATAAACAATTAAATATCTTAGAGCATCTACTAAGCCTTCATGACCTTCTGGCGAAGAATCATAATCCTCTTTTAATTCTCCACCTTTGCCTCTTTTGAATTTAGCCGTACTCAAGGCATAAATCAAATTAACGCAATTTCTTGTAATGAACAATTTAGGATATGTTACTTGCTCGCCCTTTTGATCTAGAACAGGTTTACCTTTTTCATCAAATCGAGGATGTTGCATCCACAATCTGACCATGTTACAGCCAGTTTCTCTATCTTGTTTAAGACCTACTGGCCGTCTTTTTAATACGTCTTGGAAATCATCCCAAGCAGATCGCCCATGTAATTGGACTTGATCTCCGCTAATATCAGCTACTACATGAGTAAATTTTATGTGATGTCTAGCCGACATAGCAGCTTTTTCATCATTCCAAATTTTAAACGCAGTCTCTGTAAGCTCTCGTTCTTTGTCAACGATTTGTTGAGCTTGCATATGGGACGTAGTATGTTGTGTAAATCTTTCGTCAAAAACTATGACATCGCCATGTTGATTTACTTGTGCAAATATTGTAGAAGCTGGTTTTGCGTAGTTGTGATCGCAAGCAGCAAATACTGGTCCTTCATCGGGATGCCAAATATAATCTACAACATTTGGAAAGGAATTGATATCTGACTTTTCAATAACGAACCCAGGAAAACAACTGTCTGATACGGCTTCAAAATCTGCCAAATATTCTTGTTTGAATTTTAGCACTTTGCCTGAAAGCACTGATCTGCGATAAGCAGCATCAATTTCTTCTTTAGATTTTTCAGGAGTAGAAGCGATCAAAGGGTTATCATAACTGGTTCTTTGAAAAGAACTCCATTCCCTTAGATCATTAGAAATTCCATTATCTTCATTAACGGTAATAGCAAGTTTTCCTGATCGTTGTCTTCTACCCGTTTCTCCGAATAAAAACAACTTATAGAAAGAATTCTTACCACGAGGAGTACTAATAAAAATAGCACTTCCTTCTTTATCCATTAATGTAGGTTGCAACATTTGAGTCCATACATCTTCGATCATTGGATCAATAGCTGCTTCGTCTACAATAATTAGATCGTTGGCATCACCAACTAATGAATCAGGGTTTTCCATCGATTTTGCTTCAAGGACAGAACCCCATGGAGTTTCTAAATAATAATCACCTTTTTGATTTCTAGCTCTTCCGCCTCCTGGTTTTCCAGGCTGGATTATTTTCAATTGATGAACTAGAATGCTGTATAGCTCTCTGAAAACTTTCTCACAGAGACTGTAATCAGGTGCTACAATCCAAACTCGTCTGTTCATTTGCATTAGAACAGCTAACGCCATCAAAGACGTTAAAAGAGTTTTGCCCCAACGACGACCACAAGCTAGAACTTTAAATCTAGCATCGTCTTTTAATACTTCTAAATGGCCTTCATGTAGAGGTTGAATAATCTTACCTTGAGTAGTACGAATATTCTTGTCGTATAACCATTTAGCTAAGTTCTCAATATCCAAATCATGGATTCTGAGAGGCTTGCCTTCAGTATTAAAAATGATTGGGTTGGAAGTTTGCATTGGAATTAATCGTCTTTCTTCTTGTGAAGAATCTTATTAATCTCTCTGTAAACATCCTGAGTTTTGTCATTATTACTAATGTCCATCTTCTCAGAGTAGTCTCCAGAAAGAGTTAACCAGATTTTAGCAGCAACGTCCGATTTTTCCATGCCCCTCATTCGGAGGGATTCAATCATTTGGGCTCGTTTCTCTTTGGTAAATAGTCCGTCTTGGCGGATAATGTCCCAAACAGCTTCGTTCCATCCATCTTTTTTGAGCCATTCTCTAATGGACCTATCTGATGGGATGCTGCTTAATAGTAAATCTCGTAATTCTTCATCATCTGCGTATCTCTTATTGACTTCGTTTTCAAGTTCTGTCTTTAACTGACTCGCAGGGGGTAAAGCGTCTGGATTAATGATTGTATGGGATGCTACAATTTCTTGAAGTATGACTTGAGTCGGTGTCCATTTAGAATCACCTGATAGCTTTTTTAACTCTCTTACAATCGAAAGCTTCTCCACGGCCTTTTGGGCTTTTGCGGCGTTTTCAGGAGTAAGATGTTCATACTTGTTTTTATTGTTTTCATCTGACATAACAAATCCTTATTCTAGACTTAGCTTTGGACTTTTCTTTTTGCCTTTCGGCTCGTCTTTTTGAACTGGTACTTCTTCAGATACAGGCATCTGAATAATTAGATTGTCAGGTGTCTTTAGAAAGCTTGTATTGCATTTTCTATTAAGACATCTTTTTGGTTTTAAATCTGACCATTCGACCCTGATCGAAGTTTTCCAGCCACAATTTTTACATGTGTAGTGGATCTTGTCTCCGACCATGTTTTCTCCTCGTATAAATTAAAAAGTAGGAGGAGAGTTTTCACTCTACCTCCTACGATGGCTTTTAAGGCTGAAGCCTAAACCGCTCCACGGTTATTGATTCGTCACCGAAGTGACAGTATTAGAGAGGAGCCCCGAGGCACACTTACAAAAGCGAACCAACTTGCGACCTCGAACCACAAAGTTAGCGTGATCTTCTGTAGGCTTACTTGTTCAGATTGGAAATCTAAATACCTTCATTTTCTAAATGTAAAGGTTGGGAAGGATTAATTTCAATCTTTTTAACAGTGAAAACCTTCGGAATTTACGGGCATTACTCCGATTCTCTCTAAATCTTTTGGGTTATAAATAATTGCATGTTTGCCGAGATGAAGTCTGTACAACAATCCTACGCCCATTTTTTTACATTCTAATTGAATGAGTTTAAGTTCTTTGGCGGTCGGTACATATCCTCTATCATCAGGAATTGGAATTATTTCAAATGCTTCAGTCTTAGCTATCGTAGAATAAAAACTAATTTCAAACTCGAATTCTTCCTTGACTTGCTCCATTTCATCCGATCCGAGTTCTTCCTCGTCGTTTTGGTAATCGTCATTATCGTCATTTACCATGATCGGCCTCCTTTAGAAGCTATAGGAGCATTATATTATATGTATATACTAAGTCAACACTTTTACTTTAAAAAAATCTACGTTTTTTCTTCAAATAAAACTTTCATTATTTCATTGGCAGATTCTTGTGGGATAATAGTCCCTATCTTTTCTACCTCTTTCTCAGTAAGACCTCGTATATCTTCGTAGGCTAAGTGTCCTAAATAATTAATCTTTTTGGTTAAACCTTTTATCTCATAATGAGGCTCTAAGGTTATATCAAAACTTAGATTAACTATTCTATATAATTGTTTATCTTTAGATATAATGTAGTCTCCAGGTTTATATTTACCCATAAAGAATCCTTATAAGTTCATTGTTACCAGTAATTTTAATTATATCTTCTTTGAATACAGTCATAGCTGCATTCCTAGTATTATCTAAAGGTTCTAACAAATATTCCGTATCTGGTTGATCTTCTCCGATAATACCAATAATTTCAAATACTTTCTTTCTAGTTGCCCCTCTTAATACAACTTTGTCGCCTACTCGAAATCTATCCATACAATACCAATAGCATTTCTATGGTATTCTTATCTTCTATTTCTTCCGCCTCTTCTACAGGAATCATAACAGTATCTGATTCTCCTGGAATGGCTTTTAAAAATTTAAGAAAATCTTGTATTAATACACACTCAAAAAATTCACCAGGAGGATGGGATCGGTCATACCCATACCCGACAACGGCAAATAATAAACCTTCCCACTTGACAAGTCTTGGATTACTCATAAAGCACCTTAATACTTTCTAAAGTATCAGGATCAGTAATCTTTTTGAAGTGGTTGCCTTGAGATTCGATGAATCCTAAAGAATCATCCCCAACTATTGTAAAAGTAAGATGCCAACTCTTATGAGATTTAGAGTACTGACAATCGTATACCTTAAATATTTGGTCAGGATAGAGTGTGATCGGTAGGGGTAGAAATACTTTTTGCCCCGATCCATAGGCATGTGTTGTTACACAATCAACCTCGTATATAGGCTGAATGTAGTCTCCTGGGAAGAACATAGCGTTATTATTAATGTATATACTAAGTCAACGCTGGCGGGAACTTATTCGTATAGAACTTTAGACAAATCTGTATCTATAAGTTCAATATAATCAAAGTCTAAGGGAATAAT